ACCCTTCATAATTTGGCTTCTATTGTAAATCATTTTTATGGTACAAAAATGAAAAAGATGATGACACTTACTGCACATCCAAGTAAGGGCACATTAACTTCCCGGGCCAGTTTACAAAAGCAACGTTTTAGTGCAAAAATAGGACCTAATTCAAAATATATTAGACCAGTCAGCAAGTTCAAATCGGCAACTATTAGTAAACGTCCTTCGTCTTCAAATAAAACTGCTAAGCGAACAGACCGTCTTTCAGCAATTAAAGAAGGCGCAGAATAAATTTATTTGCTTGTTGCGTAACAGAATAATTACTATTGAATATTAATGCATTTGTATGGTCAATTCATTAATTAATTAATTTAGCAATTTCTCCAGAAATTATTTTCTAAGCATGGTATATACCAAAGTCGCTAGCATGGGCGGAGCATTGATGCAACTTGTCGCTTACGGTGCCCAGGACGTGTTCCTTACTGGTACCCCCGAGATTACTTTCTGGAAGGTTTCTTACCGCCGTCATACCAACTTTGCCATGGAGTCTATTGAGCAGACTTTCTCTGGCCAGGCCGATTTCGGTCGCCGTGTTACCTGCACAATCAGCCGCAACGGTGATTTATGCTACCGTACCTACCTTCAGCTCGTTCTCCCTGAGATTAACCAGGGCATGAACAGCACTGGTGGTCTAGGTGTCTATGCTCGCTGGCTCAGCTTTATTGGTGAGCAAATTATTGCTCAGGTCGAGGTTGAGATTGGTGGACAGCGCATTGACCGTCAATACGGTGACTGGATGCACATCTGGAACCAGCTTACCATGTCCAACGAGCAGCGCCGTGGATACTGGAAGATGATTGGTAACACTACCCATCTTTCGTACATCTGTGACCCCGCTTTTGCCCAAATCTCCGGACCTTGTGCTGCCGCTGGTGGCCCCGCCCAGGTTTGCGCTCCCCGCAATGCCCTTCCTGAGACCACTCTCTACATTCCTCTTCAGTTCTGGTTCTGCCGCAACCCCGGCCTTGCCCTTCCCCTTATTGCTCTTCAATACCACGAGGTTAAGATTAACATTGATTTCCGCCCTATTGGTGAGTGCCTCTGGGCCGTTACTGACCTTACCAAGACTACTGCCGCCACTGTCTCTGCCTCTGCTGCTTACCAGCAGTCCCTTGTTGCCGCGTCTCTCTATGTTGACTACATTTTCCTCGACACTGATGAGCGCCGCAAGATGGCTCAGAACCCCCATGAGTACCTCATTGAGCAGCTCCAGTTCACTGGCGATGAGTCTGTAGGCTCCTCATCTAACAAGATTAAGCTTAACTTCAACCACCCTTGCAAGGAGCTTATCTGGGTTGTTCAGCCCGATGCCAACGTTGACTACTGTGCTTCCCTTGACCCCACCACTGTTCTTTTCCGCACGCTCGGTGCCCAGCCCTTCAACTACACCGATGCTATTGATGCCCTTCCCCCTGCGTTCCACGCCTATGGTGGTCCCGAGGATATCAGTGGAACCAACGCATTCATCAACACCTCTGGTCTCTTCCAGATGCCTGGTGCTACCGATGATGGTTTTGCCTCCAACTATTGGAAAGCCGCAGCTAATGTCGAAACACCCTTTGCTGCTGGTCCCATCCCTCCTTATTCCGCTAATATGGGTGGCTCCAATGTTTCCGACGCGGGCACTTTCGTTCTTGCTGAGACCGCTCTTGACATGCACTGCTGGGGTGAGAACCCTGTCGTTACTGCTAAGCTTCAGCTTAATGGCCAGGACCGCTTCTCTGAGCGTGAGGGCTCTTACTTCGATGTTGTCCAGCCTTACCAGCACCACACTCGTAGCCCCGACTCTGGTATCAACGTATACAGCTTTGCCTTAAGACCTGAAGAGCACCAGCCCAGCGGTTCGTGCAACTTCTCGCGCATTGATAACGCTGTTCTCCAGCTCGTCCTTTCGTCGGGCGCTGTTGCCGGCACCGCCACCGCCAAGGTCCGTGTCTATGCCGTGAACTACAACGTCCTCCGCGTTATGTCTGGTATGGCTGGTGTTGCCTACTCAAATTGACCGGAATGGCTGGATTCTGACCAACATTTTATATTATATGGTCCTAAAATTATGACCAACAAATTTGACCAACAAAAAATAAAAATAATCATAAAAATTATACTATATTGATTTGTAAATATCTTTTACATATCAATTTACACACTATTCTCTTTCTTTTTAGCTCTACTATCCGCGATTTCTTTTGCGCGTATTTTTTTATATTCATTGTTTCCATATTTTTCTTTCATTTTTTCTCGTTGTTTCTGTTTATAAAGACGATTTGCCTCTTTTATTTCTTCTTTTGTTTTTTTATTTTTATTTGCCATCATGTGCCTGTTATTTTCACAAGAATCAAATATCATTGTGTTTTCTAATATTTCAGGTTTTGCTAATTCGTTGCTTTTGTTTTCCACGTCCGTAATTTCTTGTTTCTTATTGTGTTTTTCATAAATTAACATCATTTTATTTATTAAATCATCATATGCGTAATCCTTTTTTATTAAGTTACACTCACAACAACACGCGTTAATGTTTTCTAATATATATCCTTTTGTATTATCCATTCTATCGATTCCGTTTTGGTGATGTTGGTCAGTTTTTTTACCACACATGAAACAATCATTTTTAATTATAACGTTATAATCTTCAGGAGTTAATACAAAATCCAACTGTTTTTTTATAGCTCTGTTTCTGTATTGACAATATAAAACACTTTTATGATGAGCAAAACACTCTGGATATAGATTTCCACTAATTTTCCTTTGAAATGTTAAAATATGTTCTACTCTTTTTATAAACACTTCGTCACTTGTTGAGCCTTTCATGTAATTACACATTTTACAACAACTGACACAATTATCGAATATATATCCTTTCGTTTGGTCTTTACGGTCTATTCCATTAAATCCGCGTTCTTGCACAAGTGCACAATAAAAACATTCTTTTGTTACAATATCACAATATTCATCAAACGTAATTAAAAAATCCAGATTTTTACAACCCGCGTTTCTTTTATAAATATTATATTGTAACTCCTTATTATTTTTCTTATATTCATTCGCTTCTATCATTTTCTCTGCATTGTTTTCCCTCCATTTTTTGGCGGTCTCTGCGTTATGCGCCAAATATGCTTCCTGATTTTCTTCCAATTTTCGTTGTCTATAATTCATTGTTTTTAATGCAACCTTTTCATAATTATTTTCATTCCATTCTTTCTTTACTTCTTTCCTTTCCGGTTTGGCGTCATTTTTCCTAGCGATAGCGTTTCTGTGTTCTTTATCACGTTTCGCATCCTGTTTTTTATTATCAACCCTACATTCAAGACAGGTTCTCGTTTCCGCTATTTTCGCACCAATAAATTTATCAAAAGGTAAATCTCTACAACAAGTTGTACAATATTTCGATGTACGAATAACATTTTCCAGGGGCGCATCATTATTCGCATTTACTACAGTTCCGCGTCGTTCTTTATCAAATTTGCGTTCTTTTTCCAAACAATCAGGGCAACGCGAAAACCCATAATCCGCGTCTAATTGAGTTCTACAACCACGAATGTAATTATAACATAGTTTTTTATTAAGCGCCTTAGTTTCGTCTTCAAACAAACAAATCTGATGTTTACCACAATAGTTATTCTCTTCTGATTTTTTAAACTTACAACCATCTTTTGAGCATAACACAACTGTTTCTTTATTTTTTATTTTAATTGCCTTTCCTCGTTCTCTGCAATTTTCACAGGTTCGTCGGTCGTCTTCAAAATAATACCGCTTCTTGCAGCCATTACAAAGTTCCAATTTTTCCAACATCTCTTCACTATACGAAATCATATATTGATGAAATTTGCAAAAGTTTGTATCGCCAATACATCTAAAAAGACAATCGTCTCCGTTTCGGTCTTTTGAGAAGCACTTTTTTTTGCTCATTCTATATTATACCTAAAGCTTTTGTTTCTAAGTTATCCGCCGCAATATATTATAATCGAAATACATAGTAACGTATTGTTTTAATATGTTCGGGTTTTGTTGTATAGTCATTACCTATAAATGTATATCCTTGTTTTTTTAAAATGTTTTTCACAACACTCAAATAAGGACGTTTGCAAGTTGCGCTAGGTTTAAACGGACTCATGTTACAACAAGAAAAACATTTCCGTATCTCGTCTTTCATGTCCATAATTTTATTCTGTTTTTCCGTATCTGCATCAAGAGTAGATAATAAAAATGCACCTTTTTCATCAAGTTCCAAAATCGTCAAAATTTGAGAACAAATTTCTTCGCGTTCTTCGGCGTATTTTTCAGACATCTTTGGTCTCATTTGTAATATTATAATAATAATATCTTTAAATATATTATTATAAATCATCTTTTCACCCAAATAACTTATTAATTGTAAAAACAATATAAAGTTGTTCACGTTTTCATGGTATAATGGAAAACAAAAAAGATTTTCACTACGTTTTGTCCATGGGCGATTATAAATTAGAAGACACAATAGAAAGAATAAATCATATAACGTTTCTTATTGGCAGAACAGGAAAATATACGCATACGTTATCGTTTGATAAACCTGTTACTGAAAAACATGCTATTTCGGAGGTTGAAAAGTATTTATCGGAATATTCTACCGAAGAATATTATCTAAAAATAAAAGATGATTTGTATATTCATGATGACGACAAATATTATCCCGTTGAAAAAAAACAAAGATATATTTTTATAATGGAAAGTTGTTATCTAGAAATAATCAACTATATAAGTTATAACCATGTTATGATAGAATGTGGTTCGTAGACAATTTTTATTACACAAATAAAAATTGTCCCTATATGCCTAAGTCCATCATATACCGTATGATTAATGTAAAAATTATAACATGAATAGCAAATCCTAAAGGCGTCGGGCATCCATTTCCCGTAGCGGTTTGTCCAATAAAACGCGACAAAAGCGAATTAACTAAACTATATGTCCAAGGATTAAATAATATTACCAGCACAAACGTACTATAGAGAGTAAATCTCCACTTATCCGATGCACTGGGCGCGGCCATTATAATATATAACTATATTAAAATGAAAAAAACGTTTACTTGTTTTTCCGATAAAAAATTGTATTCAAAAAAAGAATGGGTTTTACCAAACAATGTAGTGTTTTTATCTTCTTTTTTAGTGCCATTTATATTAATGGTTTACGCATACTGTCTTTACAGTAGCTTTAGTCCGATAAAATGGATATATCTACCGTTTATATTTTTAATCTCACTTTATCTGGCTGATTTAATTACGGGAATAATACATTGTCTTTATATTGACGGTTCTTATAATTATAATAAATTTGATAAAGAAAACAATTGTTTGGTTGTTGAAACCAATTTTGGATATGCATCCTGTCATCATTTGTTTCCGTCAAATTGGAAAGATATTCCCGATACAACTATAATTATAAACTCACTTGTAGTAATGCTTATACCACTTTTATTTATTTTTTATTTTATTAATATCCCTTTATTAAAGTCCCTTTTAATTTTAACAACAACAATCCTCGTTTTTTGTCCATTGTCACATAAATATGCACATGAAAAACTACACGGAAGACCGATTCCGTATATTGCAAATTTACTAATAGAAAATAATATAATTTTAAACCCTAAATCACACGAAAAACACCATATTGAAAATAACTATAATTGGTCGTTTCTTAATGGTTATAGCGACAGCTTATTAAATTTTATTATTAAAAATATTTGTTATTATTTTGAAATATGTCCCAAAGAAGAATTACAATATAACACAGAAATGTTTAAAAAGGATATTATTACCATCAAATTTGTAGGAGACATAGAAGGAACAATTCAATGTCGTATGGATGGTAATTTGTTTGTGGAACCATAGTATTTGTTTATTTACATTATTATTATTATTATTATTATTTCACATAAACGGCATAAAAAATCGCGGCGACTTTTATTTACAATGGCATCTTATAATGCATCAAATATTAATACACAGAACGACCTTTTAATGCGTAATTTAATGGATTTTTACAAGAACCATGATAATCTCAATAAAATGATGCGTATTATTAACGGCGAATCCAAGATTTCGCTACGTATTGTCGATTGGTTTGTAACCAACTTTGCAAAAAAAAACTATACTATTTATGAAATGCCCTCTGGTGAATTTTCTGTTCGTTTTAAGGTATATAATGACTATAAGCTTAAATTAAAAGCATACAGTAAGCGTCGATTTGACCCATTCTGTCGTTGGGAACGCATAAGTATTCCATATGATAAAGATAATTTTATGGAGACCACGATTGGTCAGTTAAACTTTTTTAAATGGGCAATCGAGAACAAAATAGTCGATTATATTGAAGAACATTACCAAGATATAGAGAATGATATGAATCATCGTAATAGCACATCAAAGCGTAATATTAGTGTTGACGACCCTATTGATATTAATGATAATGGTAAGACACGTAAGAAACGTGAAGAGCTTTCAGTAAGTGCGTGTAAATGCATTAAAAAGGAATCAGTGAAAATTATTGTAAAGTTCAATTAAAAATTGATTCAGTTGATAAGTTTTTGATTAATATAACTATTAATCAAAAAATGCAATACATTGACATTCATCCCACTGACCGTGATGACATTTTAAAATACGTAAATGATATACAGTTTCCAGAAAAAGTAGGAATAGATTTATTCAATTCAGGCACAGGGTCTGGTAAAACTCGAGTTATGGAACAATTTTGTAATAAACAGGATGGATGTTGTATTATTGTGTCACCAAATAATATATTATGTCAACAAACCATGGAAGTTTTTAAAAGTTCTCAATCTAATCAATCGATATATTTGGTAAATATGAACGACGTTCATGATATCCAACCTCAATTTAGCGGGCATAAAAAAAGTGTGGTTTTTATCTCTGGCTTGGGTCATAACCGTGGTGATTACAATAAAATTACAAAAAAACTTTTTAAAATTATTAAAGCGTTAAAACAAGACTTGCAAATTTCTTGTACTGTATTGATTGATGAGATTGACCAACAATTTACACAAATAATTGGGGGTGCTCAAATTCGACTAGAAATAAATAAAACAAATTTAAATCTTATTAATGAGTTTCTCAAAAATCCTGAACTATCTGTTTGTAGCCAACTAAAAAAGCTTAATACTCATGTTATTGGTTTATCTGCTACACTGAATAATCTAATTTGTAGTAAATTGCCAATGCTCGGTTATTTGCGTAAAGAAATAAGGATATTTAATGTATTTCCGATTAAGTCATTGTACTCTAAATTAACTATTGAATCCGTCGATACTTCAAACTACGAAAGTTTGGTTAATTATTTGGAAAATGCAGAAAGCGAAACCAATAAAAAAATTCTATTAGTTTTCCCTGATTTGAAAGAATTGACAAAATTTAAAGCCTGGTACAAAGTCTGGTTTCACAGAGAGATTTTGTCTGCTGAATTTACTTTTGAAAACGATAAAGAACGCAATAGTTTGGATTTTCGAAAAAGACTTGTTGATGCAAGATATATTATTGGAATTAATATGCTTTGTACTGGTTTTGACCTATCTAGTCACGTCCAAGACGTGGAATTTAATTTGGGTATTTTATTTCGTAGGCTTTCCGATAAAACTACAAATCCACTTAGTGGAAATCCTCTGAGTGATTTATATTCGAAGGAAAGTTCAAAATTGATACAAACAATTTCTCGTTTACGAAAGGGCGGGATATTTCTTGTTCCACAATACTTTGGAAACATTTCTACATTATTTGATATTCAGTATAAAGTAAGTATGATTATTGATAACGGAAGAAGTGAGGTGGATAAAATTGGTACGTTTCGTAAAAACCAAGTAGAACGTTATTTTCAAACTATGCTACTAGCTATCTTACAGAATCTGCGATTTGAAGGAGAAGAACGTAAGGCTGTTAAAAAAATTTTGACTGCTCTAAAATACAAATATGGTCGTAATTTAAAAGATGAATATGAGAACGAAGATTTTGATGTTGATTTTTGGTTGGTTGCATACCGTAATTATCTTGAAGAAATAATGCAAGAAAAACTATATAAACCAAATAAAATTCCTAGATTTTCTGTTCGGTCTAATGAATCTCATTCTTTAAATGGAAATCAATCCGTCGATATGAAACAAATCCTCAAACGGCTTGAACAAAAGCATGGATGGGTAGTAAGAAAAGCACAAGAAGTTAGTGAAATCATTAAACCCGTTGTTGAAGAAGTCGATGTCCCCAAACAAGAAGATTATTCAATGTCTTCATCCATTCCTATTGTATCAAAAGAAGAAACGGGTGGCTCTCAAAAAATAACTCGAGAAGTTGACGAAAAATGTCGAGCAAACGGAAAATGTGAACATTGTAGTAAATTTAGTATCGATTGGCAACAAATCTTAAAAAAACGGCTTGAACAAAAGGATGGGTCGGTAGTAGAAAAAGTACAAGAAGTTACTGAAAGTATTAAACCCATGGTTGAAGAAGTCGATGTCCCTAAACAAGAAGATTATTCAACGTATTCATCCCTTCCTATTCTGTCAAAACACGAAACGGGTGGTGGTGAAAGAACTACTCGGGAAGTTGACGAAAAAGTAAAGAAAAACGTTATTTGTCGAGCAAACGGAAAATGTGGACATTGTAGTGAATTAATAATTAATGGCGAAGATGCACAGATTTCTCATATTCGTAGATTTGATGAGGGCGGTAGTTATACAGAAGATAATTTAGTAATTACACATAGAGAATGTGATGCAATTTATGATTCTGGAAAAATAATTATGGATACAGATGGTACTTTTTGGACACATAAAATGTATCCAAGACACTTCTTTGACAAAAACCAGTATAAACGTATTTCCAAAGAAAATATACAAGCTCGTTGGGAGTGGGAAAAAAATACAAGTAAATGGCCAAAGCGTTTCACCGATAAAGAGTTCAGGACTTTTCTCTATAGTCGTGGCTACCTTCACTGTGTTCAATATTAAGCCTAACAAACAAAAAATATTTAATAATATTTTTTTCTTGCATATATAAAACAAACTATAAGATGTATAGTTATCCCGACGAACAATATCAAAGAGACCAATATGTACAACACATTGTCTATTTAGAAAAAAAAGTGGAATCTTTGCAAAATAAATTAAATCGGCACGAAGACATTATCAACGAAAATGAAAAACTAAAAGAACGCATAAGAGAACTTGAACAGAAAGATAAGCCAGATAAATAAAATCAAATATTAGGATTATAAAACTCTTCAAACCGTTCGATTTGTCTACCACATGCCTCATCCAAAGATTCTACGGGACTCAAATTATTCTGGTAAGACAATGAAAGAAACTCTACTATTTGCATCATCCAAACTAATCCTTTATCGTTTGGACAAGTCAAATCATACGTAACATCTTCGTTCGTCTTGATTTTTAAAACAGGAGCATTCAGTTCCTTATTCGAAAGCCACGATTCATGATATTGTTGACATTTTTCCAAATAATCAAGAGCAACCGTTTCCTCTCCAACTCTTGCGCGTTTTTCAATACGTGATTTACATACTACAGCATCTGCATCAATATAAACAATTCCAGCTAACTGAAACTCATCCTGAAATTCGCCATAAAATCGTTGATAAATTTGATGACTCACTTCATCAATCATTCCGTCATTATAAAGCATCTTTTCAAATATATGTTTGTCAGCATCCAATGAACGCTCACAAATAATTGTTTCACAATTAGGATTTTGGCGAATCACTTCACGTAGCATAGAAAGCCGTGTTGAATAAGCCATCACTTGGAATGTAAACGCATACTTAGCTGGGTCTTTGTAGAATTTAGACAAAATTGTTTCTCCGTCGGTATCTTTAATAGTTTGCCAAATATCCACGGGTTCTCTAATGAAAATAACGCGGGGATTGTTTTCAAATGTTTTTTGTAGGTTCTCAATAATGGTCGTTTTACCAGAGCCAATATTTCCTTCAATAGAGTAAATTCTAGGAAGCGACATTTTTTTATATAAGTACAGGTTAGAAATAAAAAATCAATTTTTGACGGATTAATTTATGATAAAATATATATATATGTCAACTAAAAGGTCAACTAGTCGGTCTCCTAAAAAATCAGAGAAAAGGCGCGTAAAAATTAATGACGACGCACAGGTACTACTTTTCGAAAGACAATATCCAACCAATTCTCCACAGGATAATCCGTATCATAAAGACAAACCTTCTCCCGAAACGCATCAAGAAGAAATGAACAGAAAAATACGTGAAGCACGCGCAATAAATAACCGTTATGCCAATTCGGCGGAAATAAAAGATAAAAGAGCCTATCGCAGAGATATGCTCAGAAAATTGGCTAGTCAATTACCAACTGAGGAACGTATTATGATACCCAGACGCGACCGAAGTTACGCAGTTAGTATGGTGCAAAAATCGGAGCCAGGACAAAGAAAAAACTCGATACCCGTTCCTCAATCCCAGCGAGGATTTCTAGTAAGAATGTTTAATCGTGCAAAATCTACAGTAGCTTCGAAAAAAAAGGGTGGAAAAAAAACTATTAAACGTCGCAATCATTAAAACGCACATCGTAGGAGACGTCTAATTTTCTCAACTACTGATGGTGGTTGATTTTCTCGTTTTTTAATAAAGTGTTCTATCGCTTCATTATCAACAATATAAATTTTATAAACGCTTAATACAGGAACACGGGAACATGGTATAAAATATCTTTCATTGGCGCGTTTAAAATCACCAAAGAGTATATTTTTATCGCAAGGTACTGATAAAATATTGTCCTTTTTGTCCACTAACACAATATCATGAATCACATGATATTGCTCATTCGGAATAAAATCCCGCACCTGTCGATATTTTTCAACTCTCAGTTCACCACAATTTCTGAAGAGAGTTTCATAGGATTTTTTATACAAATCGTAAAGGGTATCGTTATCATAAATACATGAGCATATCTTTTGGTCATTAAACGACCTTATTTGTATAACATGACATTTGTTTAATACAGATGCACGTTTTTTATATACATGATGCATGTCAAAATCGCTCATTTGGATTTCCATTATTTGTTTTTCTATCATGAATTAAAATTAATATAATCAATTTTTATGGTTGGTGGTTCTCGAAATATGGGTTTAATTACATATATTGTCCGTCCGGAATGTATGGATATTGTAAATAAATATTATGATATCTGTCCTTTTTGTAATGAATGACAGGATTTTATATGATATCAATAAAATATATAAAATTTCGTTTACAATAAAAACATGCTTACTAATATAACAAATTTTTTTTATAAACCCATAAACAAAATATGTTTCAAAGACGTGCAAACTGCTATTCGTAGTCCAGAATTTGTCATTATAAACACACTCACTTTAAGTGAACAAGACTGTCTTATTAAAAACACACTAGCGCTCGACTCGGAAGAAAAAACGATTAACAATTTATTGAATAATTATGATTTGGGGTCAAAAAAGTTTATTGTTTATGGTAAGAACAGCTGCGACGATACTGCCGAAAATAAATACAAACAGTTACTTACATTAGGCTTTTCACATGTTTATTTATATAGTGGTGGCTTATTTGAATGGATGCTTTTACAAGATATTTATGGTTCGGATGAATTTCCTACAACAAAAATAGTTCTCGATATTCTACGGTTTTCGGGAAACACTGTTTTAATATAAATTATAAAACATATAAAATTTTCTATTTATTAAATATAACTTATGCAAGAAGAGGAATATATCAGAGCTTATGAATATGAAAAAAACGTAAACCCTTCATTAAATCACGTTCCGTTTTATGAATTAGATATTGAGAACTGTAGTTATGGTATTGAAATTATTGATTTTTCAAGTATATTCAATGTATCTTATAAGTCAACGACACCAAATTTACTTGCTTCATTTATAAAATTAGATGAAAACAAAACCATTGAATTGAATAATGATGAATATAATGCAAATTATAACGGTACATCGCATATATTTTATATAATAAACGGCCATTGTAAAATTAATATTGACGAAAGTTCGAACGAACTGAGTTCAGGTGATATTCTTGTGTGTCCGCTATTTGATTTTATAAAACTCACTAATTTGTCAGAAAATTAACTAAAAATTTATTACGTCAACGACAGTCCCTTGGTTAATTATTTAGGAAACAAAGCCGAAAAAAAGATATTTAAAACCGCAATTTACAGTAGCGGCTATTTAAGTCAAAAGTTACATGAACTATCAAATCCTTTAAACAATAGAAAAGGTATTTTATTAAGTAATAAAGATACTGATGCACTAGGCATAAATACAATTAGCCCAACTCTATGGGCCCTTTATAACGAACTTCCTCCGAACACAGTTCAAAAGCCCCATAAGCATAATTCAGTAGCATTAGATTTGTGTATAAAATGTACTGATAGTGAGAACATTTATACTTTAATCGGCGACGAACTAGACGAAAATGGTAATATTTTGAATCCTAAAAAGGTATTTTGGAAAGAGGGGTCTATGTTTATTACACCTCCTGGACTATGGCATTCTCATAATAATGTAGGAGACACATATGCATATATTCTTCCAATTCAAGATGCAGGTCTACTTTTATATCAAAGAATTTTAGGTATTGTGTTACAAAAATAAATAAAATTGATTCTTTTATTACTTTAAAATAAAAGAATAACTAAAATGGTCTCAATTATATCAGACGAAGTAAATAATATTATATTGGTAAATACAACTATTGATGATAGTTTTGTTTATGATGGAATCATACCAGTAGCTGTATTAGTTGAAGAAAGACAGCATTTGATTGCGGAAAAACTATCTCCGTGCTTCAAAATTAAAGAAGCGTGCTTATTTATGAATGATAATTGCCCTGAGTGCTCATGTTATTGTACATTAAAATTCATATGTTGCTTAGGAGCGTCTTTTACATGTGGATATTTATTGTGCGCATGTCCTTTTTGCAATGCTTAAAAAATTGATTAATACAATGTGCTTTTTTTTATAGCAAAAATACAATGGACCTAACACAAGCCAAATTAACCAGAGAAGAGTGGGAAAATATTGAAATTCCGGTATCGCCGGATGAAAAACAAATCCTTTTACTCATAATAAATGGATTCAATAATGTAAATATAAAATCAAACGAAAACATGTCGTTGTTCTCGTTTGCCAAAATAGAAATAACACCAGAAAACGAGAACTTTCTTTATCAAAAGTATTTTAGTGAATGGATTCAGTCTATTTTAAATAAATATGGAGGCGGTCTAAATATCAAACTAACTGGTTGTCAATCAATGGCTGGTGTTTCAATAAAAAAGATTAAAAGCGCAGACAACATACGTATTATGAATATTGACGCAAATATAAAACAAAATATCGAGTCCGTATTTGAATATACTTTGATTTCTCTTTGTGAAAAGTTATTAAAACATTTGCAAAAACGCGAAAACAAATATGCGTTTTATTTGTATACTTTGATTCATATGCGAAAACAGTCCATTGTACATCTGAATATACATGTATGTGAATTTGTGGATAAATTAATATCTGTTACTTCCAAATATACAGAGCCTAGTAATATAATGGAAAATGCATACGAATTTATTGAAAAAAATAAATATTTATTAAAATATCAAGATAAAGCACTCTTTAATCATCAAAAACTATTGTTCTCCATATTTAAAACTGAGACAGTTAGTCCTAAGCTTGTTCTTTATACTGCACCCACAGGAACTGGTAAAACCCTATCACCAATTGGACTAGCCGGACATTATCGTATTATATTTGTTTGTGTTGCCAGACACATCGGCGTTGCGTTAGCAAAATCGGCAATTTCAATGGAAAAGAAAGTTGCGTTTGCTTTTGGATGCCAAAGTGCGGCGGATATTCGTCTACATTATTTTGCGGCAAAAGATTACACTAAGAATCGGAAATCGGGTGGTATAGGAAAGGTAGATAATTCCAATGGCTTAAAAGTAGAAATTATGATTTGTGATATTCAGTCTTATTTGACTGCCATGTATTATATGCTTGCATTTAACAAGGCCTCCGATATTATTACGTACTGGGACGAGCCCACTATTACAATGGATTATGAAACACATCCTCTTCATACTACAATTCAAAGAAACTGGGCCGAAAACAAAATCCCCAACGTTGTATTATCTTGTGCAACATTACCAAAAGAGGATGAAATCGGTTCAGTTTTACAAGATTTCAGGAGTAAATTTGATGGCGCGGAAATCCGTCTCATAGAAAGTCACGATTGTCGTAAGAGTATTCCGTTGTTAAATAAAGATAATTATAGTGTTTTGCCACATAATTTGTATTCAAATTATGAAGAAATGATTCGGTGCGTCAACTATTGTTCTCAAAACCGTACACTTTTGCGTTATTTTGATTTGGCAGAAATTGTCAGATTTATTGTTTATTTACACGAAGAAGAAATTATTGACGACGCGTTTGGGGCGGACGAATATTATTCGGGAGGAATCGGAGATATTACAATGGATTCTCTTAAAAATTACTACCTTTTGTTACTAAAACACATTGAGCCCAGTCGCTGGGTCGAAGTATATTCATATATCATGAATACGCGAGACAAAAAATTCGATTCGTCACGCTCATTTCGTAAAGTAAAAAGTATGGAAGTACCATCACCAGTATCATCGGTTCTTAGTAGAACAATTAGTGTATCTGCTGACTTAAATCGCGATGCTATAAAAAAGAGTTCGGGTGGTATTTTACTAACAACTGCCGATGCTTATAGTCTAACTGATGGCCCAACTATATTCCTCAGCGAAGACGTACAAAAAATTGGCTCCTTTTATATACAACAATCAAATATTTCACCTGTAGTTTTCCAAACCATTATGGCTAGAATTTCTAAAAACGGTGAATTTACTGAGAAAATTGTACGTCTAGAAAATACACTCGAAGCGGAACAGAATAAAATGGGTACTAATGACGAAAACGAAGAAAAGAAGGTAGATAGTGAAAGGCTAAGTAATAGCGCAAAAGCATTACTAGACGAAATCAACAAACTACGAAAAGAAATAAAGATGGTTTCACTTGACCCAATGTATGTACCCAATACAAAATCACACCAAGAGTTATGGGCACCCTTGGGCCAAATTAGTACTAGCGCATTTCTACCAAACATTGATGAAGAAACAACGCGCTATATTATGAGTTTGGACATCGAGAATAATTTAAAAGTGCTTCTGCTATTGGGGATAGGTATGTTTATGGATAAACCCAATATTAAATATATGGAAATTATGAAGCGTTTGGCCGACGAACAACGACTATTTATCATTATTGCGTCGTCAGATTATATCTATGGAACCAACTACCAATTCTGTCATGGTTTCATAGGAAAAGATTTGAAAAATATGACTCAGCAAAAAACAATTCAAGCTATGGGTCGTATTGGTCGTAATAATATTCAACAGAGCTATACCGTACGTTTTCGTGACGATGCGATGATTAAAGCATTATTTGAGAGACCTAAGGAAAATCTAGAAGCTGTCAATATGTGCGCACTATTTTGTAGTTAAAACTCTTTATTTCCAAATCATATACAAGAATATTGCTCCTGTCATACTAGCTAATGTATCTTTATTGTTATAAAACCAACAATAAAACACAGTTCCTCCATTGACCACTTTTGCCAGGAGGGAATCTTTTTTTTGTGATGCCAAAAAAGTGGTTCTCATAAATGAATTATATTTTATATGCATCTGTTTATAAACTTGCGCTATTGGCCTAGGAATAAATCGCGGAACTATCAAATAATGTAATTTTAGCAGAATTCGAGGATTCGTTTTCTGATGAGAGCCTATTTCGTATATCAAATGCGTATGACGATTATAATCAAATGCCAAAAAATCATTTGTCATGATTGTATGTTCCTCGTTTATATACGGAAAACATGTAACAATATTTGAAGAACCCTGAATTCCGACTATACAACGTAATACTGTACAAAACGGCAAAAAGAAAAAGGGACCATCTATGTGCGCAGTCTCAAATACTTTATCGGAGCCATTTGAGCCAATCGCGCTAATATATATTTCGTTCATTCCATCAATATTTTCGACAATATCGCCATTATAATGCCAATTTAATGTTCTCATAATGTCTCCGTTTTTTATAATATCCGCCCTGTCTTTTATCAAATCGGGTAAATCTTGCCAGTATCTATGAAACGTTTTGTTTTTGTCATATTCTAATTCGTATGTATATAAGTTTAATATATCCATTGATATAAGTTCTTGTATATTATCGATTTTTCCTATAATTGGACCGTACATTGTATATTTACTAGACACATTTTTATATTGATTTGACCGATTTTCTGCTTTTTTGCCGCTTTTATCAAAATATTATTATATTAGCATAAATGGTTTGATGTATAGAATTAAAATATTAGTGAAATTTACCGTAACAAATCCCAGAAAAGAAATAGGCCAACTTTTTTTTTTTGGACATTTTTAAAATGTCCAATTTCAAA